TGCCCTGATCGTGTCGATCAGCCTCAGCAGGTCCTCCGCGGCCGTCTCCATCTGGAACTCACGGGGATCGCCGCCCCAGGTGGTTGCGGACTGGTCGTAGAAGCGGTGGATCCAGATGCTGTCCGGCGGAATCGTGTCGTGAGTGGCGAGGTAGTTGTCCTGGCTGCCGTCGACCAGGATCTGGTAGCGCGCCTGGGCATAGGCGGCGCCCTGCACCAGGTCGCGGCCGAGGGTGCGCAGCTGGCCGGTGGCGGTGTCGAGCAGCTCCTGGATCACAGCAGCTTCCTCAGCAGGGTACCCATGCCGGCCATGCCGGCGCCGAGCAGCTCGCGGCCGGTGTCGTCGTCGACGCGCTTCAGGGTGATGCTGAACTCGATGCGACGCGGGGTGCCGTCCTGGAAGAAAAGCGTCTTGGTCTCGGTGATGCTCTCGATGCCCCAGAGGCCATAGATCCGCCCGCTGCCCTCGATCAGCGGCCAGGCGCCGCCGGTACCGGCCATGTAGCGCAGCACGTCCAGGCTGCTGGGCGTGCCGGCGAGCTCCGGGGCGAGCCAGCCGGGCAGGGTGATGCTGTCGTCACCCTTGCCGAGGAACTGGCGGGCCGGCGCCGCGCCCACGCGGGAACTGGTGGCGTGGCGGTAGTCGGTCTGCCGTTGCAGCTCCTGGTAGGCGAGGGTGTAGAGGCTGAAGATGAAATTGCCGAGGGCCATCATCATGGTGGTCAGGTCCTGTCTCTGAGGCTGCTGCGGCTGCGGGCGGCTTTCTCGGCCTGCAGGCGGGCCAGCTCGGCGCGGACCTGGCGGGCGATGGCCTGCGGATCCTGCGCAGGAGCGGCGTGGATGTGGATTTCGAAGTGGTCGCCCGCTGCGGGTGTTGGAGGCGGCGCTGGCGGCAACGCGGGCCGGCTGTCAAAGGCGATCGGCTCGCGCACCGGTTGCTGCAGGGTGGCCTGGCGCACCGCCTCGATCTGCCGTCCCTGCGGTGATGAGTCCTTGGCGATCGCCGGGACAGCGGCTGCGGCCGGCTGCAGGATGGCTTGGCGCACTGCCTCGATCTGTCGCTGGAGCGGCGCGGTGTCGCCAGCCAGCGGGGTCAGCGCGACGGTTGCCGGCTGCTGGGTGACTTGGCGTACCGCCTCCATCTGTTGCTGCTGGGCCGATGGCAGTGGCTGGGCTGCTGCCATCTGCGGAGCACCGCCGAGGGCAAGTGCCGCAGTTGCCGTGGCGGCGATACGCTTGGCGGTGTCGGCAATCTGGCCCAGGGGGCTGCCTTCGCCTTTGCCCATGCCGAGCGCCAGGCCCTGCATGGTGTATTCGCCCAGTGCGGCGAAGACGCGGGACGGCGAGTGGATGTCCAGCTTCTCCTTGAAGAAGTTGATCGCACTCTGGCCGGCGCCCATCACGGCATCTTTCACCGCGCCCAGGCGGCCGGTGATGCCTCGGACAAGGCCGTCCATGATCATGCCGCCGAGCTCAGTAAATTTGGCGGGAAGGTCGAAGCCGAAGTAGTTCAGGACGGCCGCGAAGGCCTGGTAGAAGAGCCCGATCGGCGAGAAATCGAGGATCCGGCGGGTGATGCCGCCGATCCCACCGCTGACGCCCGCTGTGAGGCCATTGAGCAGCACGGTGCCGAGCTCGGTCAGCCGGGTGGGAAGCTCCAGGCCAAGGTAATTCAGTACGGCCGCGAACGCTCTGTAAAAGAGGCCGATCGGCGAGAAGTCCAGAATCAGCCCAGCGATGCCAGCAATACCACCCGTGGCTCGTGCTTTCATCTCCGCCCATACCCCTGCGAACCACGGACCGATTGTTTTCCAATTGGCGTAGATCAGGGCGCCGGCGGTGACCAAGGCGAACAGGACAGCGCCAATGGGGTTGGCGATCGCCGCAGCGCCGATCAGCCGGAAGCCGATAGCCACGAGAGGCAGAGCGCTTTTGCCCAGATTGAACAGCAGACCAATCAGGTTCGGCAGACGGATGCCGACCTGGGCGAGCATGAAGCGCAGCGCAAGGAAGGGACCGAGCACGCCGGCGACGCCCAGGGCGACGGTACCGAAGGCGATCGACACGGCTGACAGCACCGCGGCCACCTTGACCAGGTTGCCGGCGAGGACCGGATTCTCGCGGGCCCAGGCACCCGTAGCCGCGGCGATATCGCCTACCCATGTGATCAGGCGCTTGAGATCCGGGGCTACTGCCTCACCCCAGGCCGATTGGGCGTTGGTGAAGCTACCGGTTGCCGCCTCCCAGACGTTGGACAACGTGCCCAATTGCTCATTGACGCGCATCTGCAGGCCTGCCTGCTGCTCCATCTTGGCCTGGGTCTCGCGGTATCCCTCAATGCCCTTGGACATCATGTTGTTGAGGGCCGTGAGAGTCTCGGCGTCATCGCCGAAGATGGTGCCCAAGACGTTGAGGCGCGTCTCGGTGTTGAGCTTGCCCAGCTTCTTGAGTTCGGAGTAGAGCTTCTCGATCCCGCCGAACTCGCCCTTGCCGTCGGTGAAGTCGAGCTTGATGCCCTTGCCCTTGAGCGCCTTGTTGGCCTTGTCGACCTTGTCCGTCTTCATGCCGGCCTGGAAGATCTTGCGCAGGGCGTTACCGGCGGCGCTGCCTTCCATGCTGGCCTGGTCGAGCTGGATGAGGATAGGTGCCAGCGCCTTGGCCGCCTCAAGGCCTTCCTTCTTGATGATGTCCAGCGCCGGGCTGACCTTGCTGAAGCCCTCCAGCATGTTGTTGGAATCGACGCCTAGGTAGAAGCCGCGCTGGATGGTGTCCATCAGCCCCATGAGGTCTTTCTCGCTGGTGCGGGTGGCGTCCTGCATCTTGGAGGCGAACTCCGCGGCCTCGGTGACCGGCATCTTGAGCTGGACGCCCAGGTAGGCCGAGGCCTCACCCAAGCCGCCGAGGATGGTCTTGGCCGCCATCCCCTGGCGCACCAGCATGGTCATCATTTCCTGGAATTCGGCGGTGGTACCGGGCAGGCGATCGCCCAGGCGCGTGGCCAGGTCGGAGATCTCCTTGAATTCCTTGGGGACTGAACCATCGCTCTGCATAAGCGAGGCGCGCAGCTGGGTGGCGGCGTCCTCGGCTGGAGCGAAGGCCTTGATCATGCCCAGCACCGGGCCGCCGATCGCAGCACCGGTGGCGGCCGAGCTGGCCCCGGCCATGGCGGCGTTGCCGGCGAACTCCTGGCCGCGCTTGAGCTTAGCGCGGGCGCTGGCCAGCTTCTCCTGGGTGCGATTGAGGCGCTCGAGCTTGTTCTTCTGGGTGTCGATCGCCGCATTGGCGCTGGTGAGTTGCGCCTGCAGGCGCGCCTGGGCGCCGCCGAGGTCGCGGGTATCGACGCCAGTAGCGCGCATGATCGGCAGCAGGCGCTGCAGCTCGGTGCGCTGGGCGGTGTGCTTGGCCTGGAGCTTGTCGACGGCAGCGGCCGCGTTGGCGAAGGTCTTCTGGAACGCGGCGGACGGGGCGTCCATGGCCTTGAGCTGCTCGCGGTAGGACCGCAGCTTTTCCTGGCCCTTGGCCAGGGCCTCGGCGCTCTGGCGCACGGCCTCGCGCTGGCGCTGGTAGGCGCTGATGTCCTGCTGCTGCTGGTTCAGCTCCTTGACCCGGTCCCGGGCGGCCTTGAGCGCCCGGGCGGTCGCGTTGCCGCCCCCGGCGATGCGTTTGAGGGGAGCCGTGACCTTGTCCAGGGCGGACAGGAGGACGCGGATCTGCAGGTCATTGGCCATCGGGGGCGACTCGTTTGCGGGCGCGCTCGCGCCAGTCCATCAGTTCGGCCAGGCCCAGCTGGTCGAGCTGGGCTGGTTGCCAGTGGAAGGTGATGGCGAGATCCGCCATCGCTTCCTCTACGCGGACGGGGAGAGCTCCGCCCTGACCGACTTCTTGAGCAAAAAACTGGCGATCTTCCCGCCGACGTCGACCAGGTCGGCCGGATCCATGCCGCGGACTTCGCTCTCGGTCAGGCTGGGAATACTGATGCGCGGGGTCACACGCATGATCGCGGCGACGTCCAGCTGCAGCAGCTCGGCCAGGGAGACGCCGCGCAGCTCGCCAGCGTTGGGCTTGCGCAGGGTGATCTGGGCAATGGTTGTCTCGCCGCGGGTGATGGGCTGATCGAGGACGACGACGTTGTCTTGGGTGGTATCGCTCATGGTGGTACTCCAGGTAATAGGCTAGGGCTGGCCCGCCGGCGCGGGCCGAAAAAGGGGAGAGATCAGATGCCGAGGGCGGCGCGCTGTTTGGCCAGGCGGTCTTCACCGCCCACGGTCTCGATGAAGTTGAGGAGGTCGATCTCGATCACGGTTTCGCCCGCCACGAGCAGCTTGTAGTAGCTGCAGGTGGTGGTGATCTTGTGCTCGGTGTCCTCGCCCGCTGCAGCCTCGCCCATCTCGATGGTTTCGTGACGGCCGCGGACCACGATCTCGACAGCGACGTCCTCGCCGGTGTCGTCCTGCTGGTAGGTGCCGGTGAAGCGCAGGGGTACGGCTGCGGCGCCCACGGCGCCGAATTGCTTTAGGGCGGTGAGGTCCAGGCCGCCCAGGGTCCACTCCAGCTGCAGGCCGTCGTCAGAGAAGCCCAGGTCGACCTTGACGGGGCCGTTCATGCCGGCACCGCGGAAGGCTTCCATCTTGCGGCCGAGGGGTGGCAGGGTGCAGGACTTGGCGACGCCCAGGTAGGAGTGGCCGTCGTTGAAAAGCATCATGTTCTTGAGTTTGCGGGGCATGGCCATGGGGGCAGCTCTCCAGAGGGCGCCCCAGGGGACGCCGGATGTTCAGGGTGGGGATCAGGCGTTGACGCGGCTGGCGAAGTCGACCAGGAAGCGGTCGGTGATGCGCTGGCGCAGGGTCAGGTCTTCCAGCGGCGGGACCGGGGTGTAGTCGTAGTCCAGGAAGAGCTTGCCGGCCTTGAGCGTCTCCTTCTCGTTGGCATCGGCGTCGTACCAGCACTCGCCGCCGAGCAGGTAGCCCTGGCGGGTCAGCTCGCGGAACTTGGCGTTGATGCCCTCGACGATGTCGCGCACTAGGCTGGGGTGCATGGGGCGGTCATTGGCCCAGAAATGCGCCTCGGCCATGGTGTCGGCCAGCACCTGGGCGGTGCGGGTGTAGTTCTCGAAGGCGAAGAGCGGATCCTCGCTGGTGGTGCGCGAGCCCCAGAAGCGATAGCCGTCGTGGTTGATCAGCGTGGTGACCTCGTTGCCGTTGAGGTAGTCGCTGTCGGTCGCGGTGTTCTGCAGATCCCAGAAGACGTCCCTGCTGATGCCGGTCACGCCGTCCACGGCCACGTTCGACAGGGTCTTGTGCCAGCCGGTGCTCTGGTCCAGCTGGGCGCGCAGGCCCAGGGCCCGGGCGGTGGCATTGGCGGTGACGGTGGCGTTCTGGACGTTGGACCAGGCCAGGAAGTCCGGCCAGTGAAGCATCAGCTCACGGGCGCCGAACTGGTTGCGGTAGGCGACGGCCTCTTCCTTGGTGGCGCAGCCGTTGCAGCTCGCGTAGACGAAGCCGCGCAGCTGCTTGGCGATGGCCACCATGGCGGTGGTGACGGCCTGGGTGTCGAGCCCGGGCACGCCCAGGATGCGCGGCGTGATGCCCAGTTGGGCCTTGGCCGCGAGCAGGGCTTTCGTGCCGGTATAACGGCCATTGGCGACGCCGCCGATGATGTTGCTCTGTAGCTCGGCCGCATTGGCGCCATCGGCCACGCGCACCACAACGGTGACCGGCTTGGACTGGTCGGCGATGGCCTGCAGAGATTCGGCCAGGGTGCCCTTGGTGCCGGCTTTGCCGACAGCGCCCTGGACGTTGGTCAGCAGGACGGGGGTGTTGAGTGGGAAGGCGTCGGCATCGGCATCGCTGCCGGTGCAGACCATGCCGATGACGGCGGTGGAAACGGTGGAGATGGAGCGGGTGCCCTGATTGATCTCGAGGACACGCACGCCGTGGTGGTAGTCAGCCATGAGGGGTTGCCTGCGCAGGTGGGTATGTGACGCTGCACAGGCTGGCGGATCCGCGCGCGCGGGTCGCGGAGCGGGGTTTGTAGGGTTGGGCGCTACAAATTCACTCGATGTGGCCCTGGATGGTGGGCAGAAAGCGCTTCTGCATCGCCTATCAGGCGTGAGACCGGCGTCGTTTCGCCAGCCTTACTGATCGGCGCTTATTTCGCCACAAGCGGGGTACGTCGCGAAGCGGAGCAGTGCCGATCCGGAAGGACCAGTATGCCCAGCCAGTGGTGGTCATCAGCCCGCGGCGTTGTTTGTGCTCCTCGAGTAGAACCAGCTCCTTGATGAATCTGTAAAAGCTCGCATCGCTGAGATAGTCGTCGTTGGCGCGCTCGACCACTCGATGCCCCAACCCGGTCACCATATCGAGAATGCACGCGGCAGGCAGGATGCACGCGGCTATCGGCACCACGATGATTTGGAACAATGCCGAGTAGGCGGAGGAAAAGTCCGACCAGAGCGTTGGAAGCGCAGGGTAGAAGGTTTCCTTGTCGATAAGGGCCACGACCACAGCCGCTATCACGGCGAGAAGCCCACCGAGATACGTCGCGAAATTACCTGCACTCGGTAGGCTGAAAAAGTGACGGGTGCGAAGGGTCGCGGGGCTACCGGCGCGTCGCTCCAGAGACTGACGCCATTCCCATTGTTCGATGAGCTCTTCGGCCAGCTCGGCAAAGTCTTCACGGCCAGCAAAGTGCTCGGAGATCATCCGCCGCTTCGCGCGATCCGTTGCCGCCATTGCCTGCCGGATGCCCAAGATTCTCTTACCCGGGTGATTTCGGGAGAAGCGACGACGGTCAACCTCTATCAGGATCTGGGCGAGGCCTAGCAGCATCGGCATCTCCCAGAAGAGGGTCCAGTAGGAGAGATTGGCGTAGGTCGGAAGCTGCAGGTAGACGCGGTGATAGAAGAAAAACGCCATCGAAAGGATGACAAGCAACATCGCCGCGGCGAAGAGAATGAAGATTCGCGATCCCCAAACGAAGCTGGGTATTAGGCGAAATTCGCGTCTGAAATTCTTGGCGTGGTGGGCAACGGTGCGCATTCTTGGCTTCCCTGCTAGCAGAGCACTGAAGATAGGCTAGGGCTTGCTCCTATCACCAGCTGCCTACAACCCTGCGCTGGCATAACCGCGACAGCCGGCGCCATCTATGTATTCGCTGCCAGATAGCCAGACGTTGCGTCCGGATCTGGGCTTGCCGGCCAGTCGCCTTCGGCCGGGACGGTACCGATGGTGTCAACGCGATTGAGCAGCACCCGGTAGGTCTTCCAGGCCTTGAGCGCCTTGGTCTCGGCCTCAGTGGCGATCTCTAGATCCACTGCATCCTGCAGGGCGTTGACCTGGTTGCTGGCGTACTGCAGGAGCAGGGCGCGCCTGCGGCTGGCTAGGGCCTTGGCCGCGGCCAGTTGGGCGGCTTCGTCCAGCTGCCAGTGATCGTCCTGCCAGGTGTCGAATTCGCTCAGGGGCGCCACCAGGGTGTAATCGCTGGGCAGGGGGCCCAGGAGTCCCCACTGGCGTGGCTCGCCGGTGCCGGTGTGGTATACGGTGGCACCGCGGTGGTCCTCGACCTCGATCCAGGCGTCATCGCGGCGCACAACGGCCATGCCGGCGCCCGGCTCGCGTGGATTGTCCAGAGTGCTATGGGCTGGGATGAGCCAGACCTCTGGCTCCAGCGGACTGGGATCCGCCGAAGTTCTGCCCAGGAGCTCGCCGGACACCGGGTCGAAGGTGGCCACTTGGGGAGCCAGGCGGTCTTGCCACCAGGGAAGCGCAGCGGCCTGGGCGGGAAGGTCCAGGCTGACCAGCAGGGTTTCAGCGTCGGTATCGGTCATGGGGGCAATCCTCAATACTTGATGCAGGCCAGCAGCGCGATGTTGCGCGGGCGTGATTCGGTACCGCCGCTGAAGCTGACGGTGATGGTGTGGGTGTGATCGCCCGCGGTGCTGGTGCCTTGACTGGCTTCACCGGAGTAGTAGGCCTCATCGCCATATACCGCGTTGCCGGCACCTTCCGGGGCGCGGTCCTGCTTGAACGACATGGTGTGCTGGTGGGCACCGGCGTTCGCCGCGGTGGCGCTGTGGGTGTGGTTCAGGTTCTGGCTAGCCTGGTTGCTGTTCAGGACCCGACCACCATCGACTCCGCGTCCATCGTCCCAGGCGCGCAGGAACTCACCCCGCAGATCCGGCAGGTTGAACGTGGTGGAGCCATCCCCTGCGCCGAAGTTGGTACCGATCACGGCGAACAGCGCGGCGTAGGTCGAGCGCGATACCGCCGCGCCGTTGGCCTTGAGGAAGCCGGCCGGGGCTGAGCTGCTTGGGAAGAAGACGATCTCGGCGGTTCGGGTACCGGTGGCGTCCTGCACGAAGCCTGTGCTGGCGGCATCGTTCGAGCTGTCGCCGCGGGCCTTGGTCAGTACTTCCAGGCCGGCGCTCATTGCGATCTTGCCGGTCACCAGATTCATGGTTAAGGGCCGCAGGTTGTTCCAGGTGCCCCAGGGGTCGCCTTTCGCGGTCAGCATGAGATAAAGCGCGGCACCATCGTTGCGCCAGAAGGCGCCATAGTCGCCGTATGCCAGGCGGAAACCGTTTGAGGATGAGGACACCACCTCGCCCTCTGGAGTGATAGCGAACTTGGAAGCTCCCCAGCTTGCACCCAGGTCGGCGTTGTCCCACTCCAGGTACATCCGGTTGCCGTCGGTCTTCCAGCGCGCGGAGCGGGCATTGGCTGTCCGGTCGAGCATGGCCAGGGTTGGCGCGTAGCTCAGGACGGAGATGCCACCGGTGCCATCGCTGGCATCGTTCTGAACGCACAGATTGGCGCCGCTCGGGTCAGCGATCCAATTGCTGCCAGGCCGGATCCTCGTCTTGACGACGTATTCCAGCTGGTCCGAATCGTTGACGCCGCCGAAGTAGGCGCGTCGATCCGCGTTCGCTGCACCCGAGGGCGTGAAGTACCACTTCGGACGCCAGCCGCCCTTGCCGTCGTTGACGGCTTGGTAGGACATCGTGGTGAAGCCGCCGCTGTTGCGGATCTCCAGGGATAGGTTGCCTGTGGCCTCCTGGTTCTGCAGCGACACCAATTTCCAGCCGTTGGCCTCGGTGGCACCAACTAGAACATGGTCCCGCTGCGGGAGCAGGTCCGAGAATTTCCCACTGGTAGCAACGGTAGCCAGCGCCTCTGCCATCGACAGAGTTGCCCAGGTGCTCCAGTCGGCCAGGTTGATGCTGTTGCGGAAGCCGATCTTGCCGCGGGTACCGAAAAACAGCTGGTTGGCCCAGTTGCTGTTGCTGGTACCTGCCGCCTGGCTGGCGATGAGCACTACGCCATAGGTGTCAGGCGCCGTCCCTTTCGTACCGGTACCGAACATATAAATTCCGGGCGGGATGGTCTTGTCGTCCAGGTCGGTCAGGTTGGTCAGGTTCTTCGCGCCGAGGCCGAACGCCGCGAGCTGTGCCAGTACCCCCGCAGCGGTCTGGATCTGGTCGGTGTTCGTCCCTACGGCAGGGCGCGGCGCCTTAGGCGTACCGGTCAGGTTCGGCGACTCGCTGTTGGCCTTGAGCCCCAGCGCCGTGGCCATATCGGTGGCGTAGTTCGGGTTGTTGCCCAGGGCGGCCGCCAGTTCGTTGAGCTGGTTGAGCGCTTCCGGCGAGCCGTTGACCAGGGCAGCGATCGCGGCCTGGACAAAGGCCGTCGTGGCGATGCTGGTGTCATTGTCGCCGGCGGCTGGGGTCGGCGCGCGCGGATCCCCTGTCAAGACCGGCGAGTTGAGCGGTGCCTTGCTGTCGTCGGTGATGGCGATGTTCGCCGTGCCGTCGAAGGGCACGCCGTTGATGGTCCTCGCGGTGGCCAGCTTGGTGGCGCTGGGTGCTTGGCCGGTGCTGTTTCCGGTACCGCCGTTGGCGATCGGCGTGATGACAGCTCCGGCCGTCACGCGGCCTTTCTCGTCGACGGTAACGCCGCCATAGGTTCCAGCCGCCACGCCGGTCTTGGCCAGCGAGCGCAGC